GGGGGGGACCCCCCCTCCCGCATGCGCGTGCGAGGTTCACGCCGTCTGTACGCAAAAAAACACACGAAAAACACATGAGAAATACACGGAGGTGAGAGGCAAATGGCTTACGAACTGAAGGGCATTGGCTATATGCGCCGAAAGCTGGCAACCAAGAGAACCAGAGTGCTCACACGGTATGAATACTACGAGATGAAGCATCTGGCGGCGGATTTTGATATCTCCACGCCGCCAAGCTTGAAAACATGGAGATCCGTGCTTGGATGGTGCGGACGGGCAGTAGATAGTCTGGCGGATAGGCTGCAATTCTGTGAATTTCGGGGCGATGACTTTGACCTGAACACCATCTACGCCATGAACAACCCGGACGCACTGTTCGACAGCGCTGTCCTGTCGGCGCTGATCTCCTCCTGCTGCTTTATTTGCATTTCGCCGGACGAGGACGGCTTCCCACGTATGCAGGTCATTGACGGTGGAAATGCCACCGGCTGCATCGACCCCATTACGGGGCTGCTGGATGAGGGCTATGCTGTACTGGATCGTACGGATACCGGGGCTCCGAAGCTGGAGGCATATTTCACATCGGACCGCACGGAGTACATTGCAGCCGGCAAGCCGGTGCGGGTGGATTATCACCCGGTAGGGCGGCCGCTGCTGGTGCCGATCATCTATAGGCCGGATGCAGTGCGGCCGTTTGGACACAGCCGTATTTCGAGAGCCTGTATGTCACTGGTGGGCTCCGCTATGCGGACCGTAAAACGCTCCGAGATTAGCGCCGAGTATTATTCGTTCCCGCAGAAGTGGGTGACAGGACTGTCAGACGACCATGAGGCACTGAATGCATGGAAGGCGGCTATGAGTTCGATTTTGGCGTTCGGGAAGGACGGGGAAGGCGATTCGCCCACCGTTGGGCAATTCCAGCAGCAGAGCATGGCACCGCATACGGAGCAGCTGCGGATGTTTGCAGCACTCTTCGCCGGAGAAACCGGCCTGACACTGGATGATCTTGGCTTTCCGTCGGACAACCCCAGCTCGTCGGAAGCAATCAAGGCGGCGCATGAGACCATGCGCCTGACGGCCAGAAAGGCACAGCGGACCTTCGGGAGCGGTTTTCTCAATGCAGGGTATCTGGCGGCGTGTCTGCGGGACAATTACCAGTACCGGAGAGATCAGCTCTACTTGACCAAGCCAATATGGGAGCCGGTGTTCGAGCCGGATGCGGCGATGCTCTCCCAGGTCGGAGACGCCGTCATGAAAATCAATCAGGCGATACCGGGATACTTCGATAAGCGGACCCTGCGGGACATCAGCGGCATCCAGCCGGGGGATAACGCATGAGTCTGGACACAACGCTGTCGTTCATCCAGAAGATGACGCAAGGGGTACAGGGCAATGAAGCGGATGATGTAGCACTGCAGCTGCTGCAGAAGATGCAGCAGAGCTTTGAAGAGCTATATCGGGCAGATCGGAAAATCGCAGCAATCCTGACCAAGATACAGGCCGGCACGGCGACGCACATGGATACACAGGCCTATGCAGCCAGAGTGGGAGATCTGGTGTCCACGGTAATGGTGTCAAAACTCAATTCAGGGGTTTTACCGGACGGGAAAATGTATTATAATATCGCCCAGAGGACCATACTGCCCGCTATGCGGACGGGGCATCAGATGATCACCACGACCGCAGACGAGGTAGAGCGAGAGCTGCGCCGTCGGGCGGGGATCGGAATCAATCCCAGATGGACCGGCATGGACGAGGGACGGGTAAAGGCTATCATCGAAAAGGCCTGCAGCGGAGAGAGCTTTGACGATGTAGCCTATGTGCTGGATGAGCCGGTAAAAAACACCATGCAGAGCTTCGTGGATGATTTCGTGCGGAATAACGCCGACCAGCTGCGGCAAATGGGTATGAGACCCAAAATCACCCGCCGGGTAGTGGGCAGCTGCTGTGAGTGGTGCGCCGCTCTGGCCGGGACGTATGACTATGGCACAGAGCCGAAGCCGGACTTTTACCGCCGTCACGACCATTGCCGCTGTGCTGTGATCTACGACCCCGGTACCGGGAAGGTACAGGATGTACACAGCCGGAAGTGGTATACCGCTGGGAATGACTTGTTGGAAAAACGCAAAGCCGTAAATGCTGGAGGGTTGCCGCAGCAACTGGCTGAGCATCCAGCGAGGCTTAAATCATTCACGCCTGAGTCGTTAATGGAGGCTTTGAAAAGAGATGGCTACGAAGTAAAACCTTTGGGACGAGGAGCCATCAGGAATGTGTCGTTTGTGGATGGTGGGGGCTATAGAGTTAACTTCCCAGATGGAGGCATTCTTCAATATCACCCAGAGAAACATAGCCACCATAATGGAGCGTATTACAAAATTTCAACTGGAAGGAATGGTACTCACCACTATGGACTTGATGGAAAAGAAATTAACTGAAGAACGCCTAAGAGACGTGCGGAAGGCGCTTTCTGCGCAATACAGGACGGTCGTTCTGGATGATAAGGAGTTTTTTGTTGCCACAGATGGAGCGTTTTTCCGGGTCTATGCGTTTCCGGGTCAAGCGGCACTCGTGATCGAGTACGCTGATACAGAGCAGGAAGCGAGACAGAATGCGCTGGAGGATGGAGACCGGTTCTATTTGGACGAAATGGACTTGGACACTATGCTTCAAAACATGGTGAAAGAGATCGAGAGGTGCTGATATGGCCAACCGAAAAGGGCGGCAGACGCCGACACAATCGCATATCCTCCCGTATCGCCGCAGCCTTGGGACTAAGGCTGCGGCTTTGTACAACACCAGCGGCCGCAAGGCACAGGAATGGCAGAAGCGGATGCTGAAGGACATAATGGCCTGCACACAGGGAAAGGGGCTGTGGGTCCACACGAAGTTCGGCTTTTCTGTTCCTCGCCGGAACGGTAAGAATGAGGTGCTGCTGATTCGTGAGATGTACGGGCTGGCGGAGCTGGGGGAACACATTCTGCACACGGCACACCGGACCACCACCACGCACGTTGCTTGGGAGCGCTTGTATGATCGCCTGGAAAAGCTGGAGGGCATAGAGATCGTGTCCTCCTATCGAGCGTATGGCAAGGAGCACATCGAGCTATCTAACGGCGGGAAAATCGAGTTCCGCACCCGCACCAGCAAGGGCGGTCTGGGCGAAGGCTTCGACCTTCTGGTGATCGATGAGGCGCAGGAGTATCAGGATGACCAGGAGAGTGCCCTGAAGTATGTGGTGACGGACTCCAAGAATCCGCAGACCATATTCATCGGGACGCCGCCCACACCGGTATCCAGCGGCACGGTATTTACCAAGTTCCGCACCGATGTGTTGGCCGGCACGAAGGAAAATGCCGGATGGGCCGAATGGAGTGTGGAGCACGAGACAGATCCGCATGACCGGGAAGCGTGGTACCGGACCAACCCGTCTCTTGGCACCGTATTTCAGGAGCGTGCGGTAGCGGACGAGATCGGTTCGGATAAGGTCGATTTCAATATCCAGCGCCTGGGCCTATGGATACGGTACAATCAGAAGTCAGCTATTACACCGGATGAATGGCGGCAGCTCCGAGAGATGGTATTGCCGGAGCTTCAGGGCGGAATGTTCGTCGGCGTGAAGTATGGCCACGATGGAGAGTATGTCAGTCTGTCCATTGCCATCAAGACCACGGATGCCAGGATCTTCGTGGAGTCCATAGACTGTCGTCCGGTCCGAACGGGCAATGGATGGATCATAGACTTTATCCGGGCGGCGGGACCGGCTGTTCGGAAAGTGGTGGTGGATGGCGCCAATGGTCAGAGTATTCTGGCGGCGGAGATGAAGGATGCCAAAATCAAATCTCCGGAGCTGCCGTCTGTGAAGCAGATCATTGTGGCCAACGCCTCTTTTGAACAGGGGCTGTATTCCGGCAGGATCTGCCACATGGGGCAGCCGGCATTGGAACAGGCGGCCACCAACAGCGAAAAACGAGCCATCGGCTCAAATGGCGGCTTCGGGTATCGTTCTATCAAAGAAGGCGTTGAAATCTCGCTGCTGGACAGTGTGATCCTCGCATATGCAGCGGCCAATGAGGCCCGTGACGTGCCAGTAAAGCAACGTATCAGCTACTAATCGCATAATTCACAGTCGCCCCGTTTTCGCACAGCGAAACGGGGCGACTTTTTACGTGCGGGGTGCTGTATGATTTTAACATGAATACCGACCGCCGGGTAAGCGGGGAGAGGAGCAAGGAATGGAGTTCACACCCATCACCACGCAGGAAGAGTTCAACGAGGCCATTAAGGACCGGCTGGCTCGTGAGCGCCGGGTCACTGCGGAAAAATACGCAGATTATGACGAGCTGAAGGGCAAAATCGGCACCTATGAGGAGCAGATCAGCACCTTCCAGCAGGCGGAGCAGCAGAGGGCCGATGAGACCGCAGAACTGCAGAGACAGATTGACGAGCTGACGGCGAAAAACAAGCGATACGAGACCGACTCGGTAAAAACGAAAGTTGCGCTGGAACTCGGTTTGCCGGCTGCGATGGCATCCAGACTGACAGGAGAGGACGAGGCGAGCATCCGGCAGGATGCGGAATCGCTGGCATCCCTGTTTGCCAAAGCAAAGGGAGCACCGCCCCTGAGAAACTGTGAGGGTGATCCTGTGGACCCGAAGGAAGCTGCCCTGCGGCAGCTTACACAGAATTTGACAAAAGGAGAGTAAATTATGGCAGATATTCTGAGCAGAGGCAGTATGTTCCCGGAGGAGCTGGTGCCGGAGCTGGTAAACCTCACCAAGGGCAAGAGCGCACTGGCCGCCCTGTGCCCGGCAAAGCCGATCCACTTTAACGGGATGAAGGAGTTCACCTTCTCGCTGGACCGTGAGGTGGACGTGGTAGCCGAAAATGGAGCGAAGTCCAAGGGCGGTGCCACCGCTACGCCTGTGACCGTCGTTCCCGTGAAGGTGGAATACGGTGTTCGCATTTCGGATGAATTCCTCTATTCGTCCGAGGATGTGAAACTGGACTATATGCGGGCCTTTTCCGATGGCTTTGCAGCGAAGCTGGCCAAGGGCTTCGACCTGATGGCCTTCCACGGCATCAATCCCCGCACGGCTGCGGCGTCCTCCGTGATCGGCGCCACTCATTTCGACTCCAAGGTTACGCAGAAGGTGACCATTGCCGCAAGCGATAAGCCGGATGCCAATGTGGAGTCGGCCATTGCTCTGGTACAGGGCAGCGAGTACGACGTCAATGGCATCATCATGGCCCCGGCGTTTAAGTCCTCTCTTGCGGCTATGGTTGCCACCGATGGTCGCAAGATCTATCCGGAGCTGGCTTGGGGCAATGCACCCAGCACCATCAACGGCCTGCGTGCTGAGAGTAACCTGACCCTGTCCGCCAATTCCAGCCTCGACCGGGCGCTGGTGGGCGACTTCAATTACTTCCGCTGGGGCTTTGCCAAGGAAATCCCCATGGAGATCATCCGCTACGGCAACCCCGACAACGATGCGACTATGGGCGACCTGAAGGGCCATAATCAGGTGTATCTGCGTGCGGAGGCATACCTCGGCTGGGGTATCCTGGCGCCCAATGCCTTTGCGCTGGTGAAGGCTGCCGCATCTGGCGGGGGCGGCGGCTGATGGAATACAGAAATAAAGTCACGGGTGCGGTAATCCAGACGGATTGCACCGTGTCTGGCGGGGACTGGGAGGCCGTGCAGCCTCCTGCCCCTGAGCATAAGGAGGGTGCAGATGAGCGAAAGCTTTGCGACACTGCAGGATGTGATAGATCTGTGGAGGGAACTGACGCCGGAGGAGACGCAGCGGGCCGAGAAACTGCTGCCGCTGGTGTCGGACAGTCTCAGGCAGGAGGCACTAAACGTCGGAAGAAATCTTGACACCATGCTGCAGGAAGGGCGGGTGCTCCTCGCCGTGGTCAAGTCCGTAGTTGTTGATGTAGTCGCAAGGACCATCATGACGCCTACCAGCGGTGCGCCCATGACTCAAATGTCGCAGAGTGCATTGGGATATTCCGTCAGCGGGACCTTTCTGGTTCCCGGCGGCGGATTGTTCATCAAACGGTCGGAACTGGCCCGGCTGGGCCTGCTTCGCCAGAGGGTGGAGGTGATCGAACTGTATGACCGGAATAACCGTGACGCTGCTGAGTAAGCAGCAGACAGGTACAGATGCATACAATCGCCCTACTTACAGTGAGATATCTATCCCTGTGGAAAATGTGCTGGTGGCCCCTGTCAGTGAACAAGAGGTGCTTGATACACTGAATTTGACCGGCAGAAGGGCTGAGTACCAGTTGGCTATCCCTAAGGGTGATCCTCATATCTGGGAGGGTCAGCGAGTCCAATTCTTCGGGGAGACATGGCGGGTCATCGGTAAGCCGATAAGAGGGATAGAGGCACTGATCCCGCTGGAGTGGAATCAGAAAGTGACGGTGGAGAGCTGCTGTGGCAAAGTTGGAAATTAAGCTCACCGGTGTGCGGGAGTTGCTCCGCTCCGACGAGGTACACGATATGTTGATGGAGCAGGGACAAGAGATCATGGCCCGCTTGCTGTCTGAAGATTATGAGATATCTGACTACTGCGGCGCAAAGAGGTGGAACGTCGGCATTCGCACAACCAGCAAACGTGCCATACGTGCCTGCCTGAAGCATGATGAACTGTTGAAAGCTGTGGGAGGTGGCGGAAAGTGATCGAGGCCGTTATTTTGCGTCATCTGGAAGAGAAAACAAAGCTCCCGTGCTATCCGGAGGTCCCGGACCGGTCAGAGGATGAGTACATTATCATCGAGAAGACCGGAAGCGGACGTACGGATCATATCAACCGGGCCACGATCACTGTGAAGTCCTGTAGCCAGATATCCCTACTGCGTGCGGCGGAGATCAACGAGGCTGCAAAAGCAGCCATGGATACGCTGCCGGAGCGGCCAGAGGTGTTTCGCTCGGCGCTCAACAGTGACTACAACTATACGGACACTGAAACCAAGACATACCGCTATCAGGCGGTATATGACATTACTTTTTAGGAGGTGCTATATGAGCGATACCGCAAATGTATCTGCCGGCAAAGCAAAAATCGGCGGTGCAGTCAGCTGTGCGGCGCTGGGGACAACGCTGCCTACTGATGCCACGACGGCACTGGATAAGGCCTTCGCCAGTCTGGGTTATTGCTCGGACGATGGCCTGACCAATGAGAACTCGCCGGAAACGGAGGAGGTCAAGGCGTGGGGCGGGGACACGGTGCTGACGCCGCAGAAATCCAAGCCGGACAAATTCAAGGTGACGCTGATCGAGTCCATGAATGTGGATGTGCTGAAAGCTGTTTACGGCAAGAGCAACGTTACCGGGACGCTGGCGACAGGGATCACAGTGAAGGCAAATGCGGATGAGCCGGAAGCGTACTGCTGGGCAGTGGACATGATCCTGAAGGGCGGCGCCCTGAAGCGCATTGTGATCCCGAAAGGGACGATCACGGAGGTAGGCGAGATCGCCTACAAGGATGATGGAGCCATTGGCTACGCTGTCACCATCTCCGCAGAGCCGGACGGCAGTGGCAACACCCATTACGAATACATCAAGGCGGCGTCGTAAGGAGGATATATGGAGAAAATGCATATCCAAACCTCTGCCGGCTTCGAGTGGGACATGGACCCGGCTGTGATGGACGATATTCTGGTGATCGAGGATCTGGCGGCATTGGACCAAGGGGACCTCTTGAAGGTGCCGGAGGTCCTGCGGCGACTGCTGGGGGAACCCGGTAAGCGGGCCCTGTACGAGCACCTGAAAACAGAGGAGGGCCGTGTGCCTATCTCGGCAGTGTCTGCGGCATTGGCCGAGATTATCACCGCAATGGGTGACTCCGGAAAAAAATAATGGCCCTCGCCAAAATGATCTCCGTGGATCGAGATGCGCTGATCTGTGACATGGCGGAGACCTACCACATCTATGATCTGAGAGGGCTGCCGGGCAGGATGCTGGCAGTCCTCGCTTTTGGCCTGAGGGCAGACAGCCGCATCATGCAGCGGCTAAACAAACAGGAGTTTGCCACAGAAACCATGCTGCTGGCAACCATTGCTGACCGGCTGGGCCTGCTGGTGTGGCACCAGACGAGAGACGGGCAGCGTGGCGTAAATCGTCCGCAGTCTATTATCGAGGCCATGACCGGAGGACAGACGGAGACAATAGGCTTCGCATCTCCGGAGGAGTTCGAGGAAGCAAGGAGGCGGATCATCTATGGCGACTGAACTGGCAAAAGCATATGTGCAGATCCTGCCATCTGCAAAGGGCATGACCAATAAACTGAAAGAGGAAATGGGCGGCCCTGCGGAAAAGGCAGGGAGCGATGCAGGGGCAAGACTGGGCGCCGCCATCAAAAAAGCCATCACCGCTATTGGAATCGGCACTGCTATCAAACAGGCCATTACAGAGGGAATGGACCTGGAACAGAACCTCGGCGGTACAGAAGCGGTATTCGGAGATTTTGCCGCATCCATTCAGGAGACTGCAAAGACGGCCTACAAGAACATGGGCACCAGCGCATCGGAGTACATGGCCACGGCCAATAAAATGGGAGCCCTGTTTCAGGGCTCCGGGCTGCAGCAGCAGGAAAGCCTTGACTTGACGGCCAAGGCCATGCAGCGGGCGGCGGATGTGGCCTCGGTTATGGGCATTGACACCTCTATGGCACTGGAATCTATCGCCGGTGCCGCAAAGGGCAATTTTACCATGATGGACAATCTGGGCGTGGCTATGAACGCCACAACGCTACAGGCCTATGCGCTGGAGAAGGGCATCAATTTTGAGTGGAATACAGCCAGCAATGCGGAGAAGGCGCAGCTTGCCATGCAAATGTTTTTCGAGCGGACAGAGCAGTACGCAGGAAACTTTGCCAGAGAATCCGAAGAAACACTCTCCGGTTCTATGGGAGCTGTGAAGGCGGCCCTGCAGGATGTGCTGGGCAATATGGCGCTGGGGGAAAACGTTGCGCCGTCGCTTGCCGCCTTGAAAACGACCATTATCAACTTTGCAAATAACCTCCTGCCGGCACTGGCAAATGTCATCACAACGCTCCCTGCTGCGGCCATGCAGGTGGTAGTCGCTATTCTGCCGGGGCTTATCGAGACCGGAATACAGGCAGCAAATGGGATGCTTCAGGGATTTGCGGAAGCTATCCCGAACGTAGCTCTGAATATTGCCCTGATGATACCGCACATCGTAGAAGCGATTGCGGAAGGTGTACCTCAGCTGCTGGAAGGCGGAGGGAGCATCTTGAACGC